AAGCACCAGAATTTTTATCGGGTCAAGATGTAGAAATAGAATATGTTTCTCCATTAGCTAAAGCACAAAAATCTACAGAACTTTCATCAATAACTAGAGCAATAGAAATACTAGGGGGTCTAGCAAATGTAGCACCTGTATTTGATTACATTAACTTTGACGCATTAGTTAAACACGTTGCGGATATTGTGGGTATGCCACAGAAGTTATTAAAATTACAATCTCAAGTTAATGCTGAAAGAGAACAACAAGCAGCACAAGCTGAACAACAACAACAAATGGCACAGATGCAACAGGTTGCACAAGCCGGGGGACAAATCGCACCACTAGCAAAGGCATTACCGGAAGAAGCAAAAGCCTTAGTGGAGTAAAATGGAAAACAAGGAACAAGAGAAACAAGTAAGAGAAATACAAAAACAATTAAAGGAACTTGGAAAAGATTATCAATTTATTTTTGCATCAAATGAAGGTAAAAATGTTTTGGCTGATATAGAAAAGAGATGCCATTATCATTCTACTACTAATGTAAAAGGAGATAGTCACGAGAGTGCATACTTAGAGGGACAACGTAGCGTCATTCTATTTATTAAATCAATGCTACAACAAAAGGATAAATAATGTCAAGCGAACAGATAACACAAGAAGCTGTGCCTGTAGAAACAACAAGTACAGAAACAACACAACCTACTGCAACACCATCAACTGTATCAAATGGAGATACTCCGGCAAGTTGGAAAAGTTCTATAAGTGAAGAATTTAGAAACGATCCTAACATTGAAAAGTTTACAGAGATAGATGCTCTAGCTAAATCTTATATCAATGCTACAAGAATGATTGGTCAAGACAAAGTTGCTGTACCTAATAAAAATTCAACTGAAGATCAATGGAATGAAGTGTACTCAAAATTGGGTAGACCAGATACTCCAGATAAATATGCTTTGAATATTGAATCAGAAGCAGTAGCTATGGATGAAGGTGCAATTAAATCTTTTGCCGAACAATCTCATAAACTTGGTTTAAACAATACACAGGCTCAAGGTATATTAGAGTTCTATAAAAATAATATGGAAAGCAATATGAAACAAGCAACTGTTAATACTGAAACTGCACAAGCTCAAGCTGAAACAGAATTAAGAGCTGAATGGGGTAAAGAGTTTGATAGTAATGTTTCAAAAGCTAGTGCATTAGCAAAAGCAAATATGAATCCAGAAATACTAGATTTACAAATGCAAGATGGTACTAGAATTGGGGATCATCCAGAAATAATAAAAGGCTTTGCAAAGATTGCTAGTATGCTTTCAGAAGATAAATTAGTTTCAACTGAAAGTGAAAGTGTTAATTCAATGAAAGATTTACAATCAGAAATAGCTGCTATTACTAATGATACTGATGGACCTTATTGGAATAACAAACATCCGGATCACGCAAAAATGGTTCAACAGGTTTATACATTAAGAGAAATGGCTCAACCTAAAGAAGATTAATAATTTATATTCCTTGTAATATAATAAAATATATTATAAGGAATTAAATATAAGATAACTCGCAAGACAAGTTTTACGAACCTTATTGACCACAAAGAATAGAATTGTAGTCTAAAAGACTTTAAATCCAAGAATTGCCTATCATTATTGATGGAGAACTATTCTGTTTTTTATAAATATAACAATAATGATAAATAGGAGACAAATATGTCATCACAAATAACTACAGCGTTTGTAGAGCAATACTCTGCAAACATACAAATGTTATCTCAACAAATGGGATCACTTTTAAGAGACGCAGTTAGAAATGAATCTGTTACTGGAAAAGATGCTTACTTTGACCAAATTGGTAAAGTAACAGCTCAACTAAAAGTTAGCAGACATTCTGACACACCACAAATAGATACACCTCACTCAAGAAGAAGAGTTAGCTTAGCAGATTATGAATTTGCTGATCTAATAGATCAACAAGACAAAGTTAGACTTTTGATTGATCCAACTTCATCTTACGCAAAAGCCGCTGCATACGCAATGGGAAGAGCAATGGATGATGTGATTATCGCAGCAGCACTAGGTACAGCTAATACTGGAGTATCTGGTGGAACAGCAGTACCATTACCAGCAGGTAATATTGTTGCAGTTGGTACTGGTGGAGCTAATACTATGAACATAGCTAAACTAGCAGCAGCAAAACAAATACTTGATGCAGGTGATGTTGATCCTTCAATCAAAAGACACATCATTGTATCTCCAACAGAGATTCAAGATTTGTTAAACAATACTACAGTTACTTCAAGTGACTTTAATACTGTTAAAGCATTGGTTCAAGGTGAAATTGATAGTTTCATGGGATTCAAATTTCATGTATCTAATAGACTTGTTGATAATGGAGCATCAAACACTCAATGTATAGCCTTCGCAGAAGATGGTATTTTACTTGGTGTTGGTAAAGATGTAACTGCTAGAATAGACGAAAGAGCAGATAAATCTTACGCTACTCAAGTTTACTACTGTCAAACAATCGGTGCGACTAGAATGGAAGAAGCAAAAGTTGTTTCTGTTCTTGCAAACTAATAATAGCTAATAAAAAGGAGAAATAATTATGGCTAATTCAATACAATACGCAAAAACTCAAAGTACACCTTCTGTAAAGTTGAATACTAATGAGTTAGCGGGAAGAGTAAGAGTTGCTTTTGCTGAATACGAAGCAAGTGCAGAACAATCAACAATCACTATGTTTACAATACCTAATGGTGCTAGATTGTTATCTGCTGCAGTATCACATGACGCATTAGGTGGTTCTACTACATTATCAGTTGGTTACGCAGCTCATACAGATGCAGATGGAACAACAGTTGCTCTTGACGTTGACGCATATAAAGCGGCAGCAGCTTCAACAGCAGCAACAAGTTCTGATGCTTTAGTTACTATGGCATTAGGAAAAAATGCAGTAGTTGATGCTAACGAAGATGGTTTACCAGTTACAGTTACATTAGCAGGTGCTAATGGTACTGGTACTATCCAACTTCAAATGTTTTACGTTTTAGATTAATACTTATTTTAGGGGGTGGAAGCGAGAGTGAAAACCCCCTAGAGTGCATGAAACAAATTAAAGATTTAAAACCTGTATTACATCTTAAAAAAGACAATTACATTTACAGGTATGTATTAGTAGACAGATTTCAAAATGATGGTAAAAATCATTATGGTTTTGACACTAAACAAGAAAAGACAACAGAAGAAATTTTTGCGTTAAAAAGTAATAGACAAATCAGACGTAAATATATAATAAGGAAGTAATATGGCATCAGTAGTAGGAATATGTAATGGAGCATTAAATCAACTGGGAGCTACAACAATACTTTCATTAACAGAAGATTCAAAAAATGCTAGACTTTGCAATACTAGATTTTCAGAAGTAAGAGACGCAGTATTTAGATCACACCCTTGGAACTGTTTACAAACAAGAGTAGAACTACCACAATCAACTACAACTCCTGCTTGGGGTTTTAAATTTCAATATGACTTACCCGGTGATTGTTTAAGATTACTTAGAATATTAGAATATGATTCAGATCATAAAGTAGAAGGAAGAAGTATTTTATCTAATAGTGAGACTATGAAAATTTTATATATCTCAAGAGTTACTGACCCAAATCAATATGATGAATTATTAAGAGAAACTTTATCTTCAGCATTAGGTGCAGACATTGCTTATGCAATTACATCTAATAATACTACTTCACAAAATATGATTGTATCATACCAAGAAAAATTAAGAGATGCTAGATTTGTAGATTCAACAGAAGGATATAATGTTAATCCGGATAATGGAATGACAGATGTTGTTGGTGCTGATACCTTCATTAACTCAAGATATTAATAATGGCTAGAGTAGCTGCACAACTTACAAACTTCACAGCAGGTGAATTATCTCCACGTTTAGATGGAAGAAATGATTTAGCAAAATATTCAGCAGGATGTGCAACTGTAGAAAATATGGTTATCTATCCTCATGGAGCTGCTGCTCGTAGACCCGGAACACAATATGTTGCTTCAGTAAAAACACCAGCTAACAAAACAAGATTAATACCTTTTGAATTTTCAACTGAACAAACTTACATATTAGAGTTTGGCAATCAGTACATAAGATTTTATAGAAACAATGGTCAAATAGAATCTGGTGGATCACCTTATGAAATATCTACACCTTATTTAACAGCAGAATTATTTGATATTAAATTTGCACAAAGTGCTGATGTTATGTATCTTACGCACCCTAATCATCAAACTAGAAAGCTATCAAGAACAGGTCACACATCATGGACTTTAACTGCAGTTGAATTTACTAATGGTCCATACTTAGATACAAATACAACAGCAACAACAATGACAACTTCTGCTCATACAGTTGGAACTGGAAGAACTTTAACAGCTAGTGCAGTTACAGGAATTAATAGTGGCTCTGGATTTTTAACAACTGATGTTGGTAGACAAATTAGATTTAGAGATGGTTATGGAATAATAACAGCTTTTACAAGCACTACAGTTGTAACAATTGAAATTTTAATAGATATGGGATCAACAAGTGCTTCTACTGATTGGTCATTAGGATCATTTTCTACAACAACAGGTTTTCCATCTTGCGTATCTTTCTTTGAACAGCGATTAGTTTTTGCTGCAAGTATTAATAATCCACAAACAGTTTATTTTTCTAAATCTGGTGATTATGAAAATATGGATGCAAACATTGGTGGAACTGTTGCAGATGATGATGCTATTATTTATACAATTGCATCTAATCAAGTAAACGCAATTCGTTTTTTAACTTCTGCTAGAACTTTAATTATAGGTACTGCAGGGGGTGAATTTGTTGTGTCTGGCGGTGGTGACAATAGTCCCATAACCCCTACAAACATTATGATTAAAAAACAATCCAATCATGGTGCTGCAAACGTAGATGCAATATCAGTTGGTAATGCAACATTATTTTTACAACGTGCTAAAAGAAAAATTAGAGAATTAGCTTATAACTTTGATGTTGATGGTTATATTGCTCCAGACTTAACTATCCTTGCAGAACATATTACCGAAGGTAATGTTGTTGAAATGGCTTATCAAGAAGAGCCTTTAGCAATTATATGGTGCGTTAGAGGTGATGGTCAATTAATTGCATTAACTTATCAAAGAGAACAAGAGGTAGTTGCTTGGCACAGACATATTATTGGTGGTGTATTTGGAACTGGTGATGCAGTAGTTGAAAGTGTTGCAGTAATTCCAACAGACGATAGTGAATATGAATTGTACATGATTGTTAAAAGAACTATTAATAGTGCGACTACAAGATATGTAGAATACTTACATACATTTAACTTTGACCAAACAGATAATACTTCATTTAATTATTTAGATTCTCAATTAGATTTAAGTAAATCACAAACAACTTTAACAGCAGATATTAATGCTACAGCTACAACTATTCCTGTTGCTTCTATTTCTGGATTATCAGCTTCTGGTAAAATAAAAATTGGTGGAGAAATAATTTCATATGCAGGTATATCAAGTCTTAATTTAACAGGATGTACAAGGGGTCAAAATATAACTACAGCAACATCTCATACTTCTGGAGATACTGTAAAAGAAGTTGTAAATATTATAGCTGGATTAGATCATTTAGAGGGACAAACAGTTTCTATATTAGTAGATGGTGCAACTCATCCAACTAAAGTAGTTGCTAGTAATTCAATAACTTTAGATAGATTTGGAACAGATGTTAAGGTTGGTTTACAATATACATCAATATTAAAAACTATGAGAATAGATGCTGGATCACAAGATGGTACTTCTCAAGGTAAAACTAAAAGAA